ATTACCAACTTGAACTGAAACGAACTCTGGGTCTGCGTAAGCTACGCCTGTTGCGATTGAATTTGCCATGATATTTCCTTTATTTCTTCCAAAAGGGTTAACAATTCCAGCTTTTTAGACTGGCCTTTGCCCGTTCTGCTGGGCCTTTAGAGTGTTTTACCACCCCCTCCATCCTAGCGCAAAAACTGGCTTTTCGTCCAGCATCTGCCTTGGTCTTGGGGTTTGGGGCTGGTGGCTTTATATTTGAATTGTTCTTTGCGTTGTACTCTGCACGGCCTTTAGCGGTCATTCCCGCACCTTTTTCGGTGGGGTTGTATGTTTTCCCCTTGCCCGTAGTCTTGTGGGGAATGGGCTTATCGTGTTTTTTAGTCGCCATGATTACTTCTTTTTGGCGGTTTTGGCTGAGTCTTTAAAAGCCTGGGCAGTTGGCGCACCCTTGGCCCCTGGCGACCTCATGCGCTCGGGCGTTTTACCCGCCGCCTTTTGGCGCTCTATGCGTTCTTGCTTGGCGTGAATGTTGGCATAAAGCCCAGGTTTTGCCATTTTTAATCCTCCACAACGGCGCAAATGTCCGCTTCTTGAATGATTTGATAATCCTGCCCATCAATCTTGTGGGTGGGCCATTTCAGATAATCCCCATTCCCATACTTGATGAAGTCACCCACTTGGACGCCCTCAACATCTGAACCAATTGCCACAATAGTACCCTCGTTGAAGGGTTCTTTGTTGTCGATGTAGATGATGTCGGAGATGTGCCGCACCTGGGGGCGCACAACCACCCTGTCAAACAGAGGCTTTAGCATTTGCTTTCCTCTCGTATTTGCGCTTTGGGGGCGTGGTTTGATCTGTGGTTATGTCATACACAGGCAAGGCGACTAAATCAACCTTTACATCCTGAGTTTCAACAATCAGATGCTGACCGCACCAATCTTTTTCGTGCTTGTTTTGCTGGGTTGGGTAAAGCCTACACACGCCCATGATTTGCTGGGCGCGGAAATACTTGCAGTTCCCGCAATTAGAATCCATTTCAGCCATTCAAAACCTCCTTTTTTGTTTGGTCAGTAAGCCCTGCCGTCTTATTCACGGTGGGGCTTACGCTTTATTGGCAAGACTTGCGGTCGTGAGTGTAGCAAATGCCTGACATTTTGCCGCCTTCAAATTTCTTGTCAGCGCCAGTTTTGTTGGTCATGGCGTTAGGAATGCCCTTTTTGGCGCTGCCCTGTTCACCAGACTTCATGTCAGCGGCAGGGTTGCCCTTCATAGAGACTTGTGCGCCGTAGCCTTTGGGTTCGTTTTTCATCAGGTTTGCCATGATTTCCTCATTTCAGAGTTAAAAGATACAGGGTTGAATTGATCAGATCAGCAATTTCATCAACGATGTTTTGCAATTCTGAGTCTTGGGGGATTTCTTCTCGCGCTTCTTGCACAAACCCTTTTAACTGAGTCAGATATTCGTGCGGCGTGTCTTTGGGGTCGTGCAATTCATCAGGAAATTTCTTCATCCTGGTGTCGTAGCGCCCTTGGTAACTCTCTGCCAGACTGTCGGCAAGGTCTACGATCTTGGGGTAAAACTTGCCCAGCGCCTTGTGGGTGGCGTATTCGGTCGTTTGCAAATGCTGGAAGTGCGTGATTGTTCCCGCATGAAACAGCGTGGCGACAAATTCGGCAACTTCTTCGTTTTTCATGCGTTAACTATATCAAAAAAAAGGGGGCGAACCCCCAAATATTGGCAACTGCTACCAACACGGCTGGGGACTGTCGAGCGGGGTGCTTTGGATGCGTCCATCCTCACTTCACTTACCATTTGTCAATCCCCATGCGTGTAGGTTGTTGGTGGCCCTAAGCGGCTCCGGGCGCTGATACATCCTAACGGGTAGGCTCTCTCACTGTACCTAAGTATCTTGCTTTCACCAACACGGCTGGGGACTGTTCGGTTTTTCCCTATACAGGTAAATTTCCTCCACCGAAAGGACTGGTTTGCAACCCAGTTCAATCCCCATGCGTGTTGGAAGCTGGAGGAGGAATTACCAGAGATGGCGCAAACCTTTCGGCGGCAACCACATGAACCATTCAGCTTCACGCCTAGATTTTCGCATTAGGCAAAGGAATGTCAATAGGCCAGCAGTCACGCAAGGCATCAATTGTCCTGTGATGGGCCTTTAGCCACATTTCTTGGCGTTCCTGGCGGGTTAAATCCTTGCCTTGGTCGATGGCGTAATGACACCCCAAACACAGCGCAGCGACTAAATTGTCATCAGCTTTGACCCCTCGGCCCTTACCGCCGCCCCAGTTTGTGTGTGCCGCTTGCACCATATGCCAAGACCCGCAGTTTTTGCATTCAAGGCTTGCCACCAGTTTCAGCAGCTTTTTTGACCTGACGTATAAATGTTTTTCTATCAACGATTGTCTCCAATGTGGAAAACCTGTGCATATTTGCACACTCTAACCGCCTTCTGCGGGTGTTGCCTGTGGATATTCTGGATTCTTTGACAATTGTCCATGTCCCGCATTCTGGACACTTCATTGGTGCGCCCTGTCTTGCATTCGGTTGGTGGCCTCTTTTGTCCTCCAGATTTCTATATCAAGCCTTGATGCCTCAATTTCCCAGCGCAGGGTTTCTTCTTGGGCTATTGCCGCCGCCAACCCTTTCAGCAAAGTGTGATATTCGGGGTCAGCGTAAGCCTCGCGTTCTTGGGCGTTTGCCGCCTCGTAGCCCATTTGCAGGGCATCTTTCATCAGAAGGGCTTTTTTTGACTTGCGGAATTCCTCAAGGTAAACCCGCTGGGCTTTGGCATCGCCATAGGCTCGGGCTTTGTTGCGTATGTCTTGGGCAGCTTCTTCTGGTTTCATTTCAAAACTCCGATCATGCGTAAAGCCCCGTCAGGGCCATCAATCCTTGCCAAGGTACTACCAGACCAATTCTCAAAAAAGTCCGCTTGTAGGGCGGTTAAACGCCTTTTGGGGCCACTTTTGCATTCCACCAGAAAGGTGTGGTTCTTATATCCAACTAAAAGGTCAACTGGTAGGCCAATGACCCAGACATAAGCGCCAGCGGCTTCCAATGCTGAAATGATTTGCTTTTGGTTGGCATCAACCCTAGCGGCATATCTCATTTTTTAAATCCAAACCAGCGCCGACCAATCTGGATGCCAAGGCCGTATCTTGGAAAAAACAAAACACCAAAGCCAACGCTGTGCATTTTTTGTACATCAATTTTCATTTTGATCTTTCTTGGTTCATTCGGTTTCTGAGGTCGTTGGCAGCGGCTTCACCCCTGCGCTTGGAAATGTCGGCAATCGTGGTCTGCCACCATGCCGATGCCTTGGCTTTGCCCAGTTCCTTGATTTTCTGGTTGTATCTCAAAATCCATTCTCTGGCCTCGCTCTGGCGCATCTCCTGTAAGGAAAAGCGCATAGTCAATTGCAGTTCGGCTGATGTTTTGTCCATCTTTTGCCCTGTCTAAAAGTTTGTGTGCGTCAAAGTAGTTGATTTTTATTCTCCTCAAAAAATTTATTCCATCGCCTACCAAGTCTTATATCTTGAATAGTTGATTTTTTTACAAAAAATTGATTGGCTAATGTTTCATCTTTTATTCCAGATAAACATTTTTTCTTTATTTCAATTGCTTGTTCAGCAGTAAGTTTGCTATGTCTAGGAGGATTTAAAAGTCTTTTTGATTGTCTATTTTTTGCCCACATATCTTTTACGTTTTGTTTTTGAGTGCCAGCATAAAGATGCTCTGGATTGACACATTGAGGAATGTCACAAGTATGGCAAATAACAATCTTTGAATCTATTAATTCGATGCCATGATGAATCATGTAAAACAGACGATGTGCGTTGTAATGTTTTTTATTGTAGGAAAGCCAACCGTAAGGATGTTTGTGGGTTTTTGTTGCACCCATCCATATCCAGCAACCAGTTTCAGTAATTCTTTGAATTTTGTTTTCGTATTTGTTAAGAAAATTATTCATCAAAATGCCTCGTCATCCATCCAATGTTTTACAGGCTTGGTGCTGGGCAACAGGGCGGCTATGTCCCGCCGTGTGGTTGGCTTTCTGTCAGACCATTGGTGTTCGGAACACATTGGGCGCATACCCTCCATGTGAACCGACCAGCGTTTGGGGCATCCTGGCACACTGCACATCAGGCGCTGAACATCGTCAATCGGGTCTTTTTTCTCATTGAGTTGATTTTTGAACGACATTTAATTTCTCCCGTTATCGTATTGCCCTTCGGCTACTTTCAGAAAATTGGTGGGCATCATCAGCCAATCAAAACTGGCCTTCCATGCCCGACCATTGCGGTTTTGGGTTCTGCCTGACAAAAAATCAGATTTCTGGACTTGGCGAAAGATTTGCCGAAAAATCTCAATGCCTTCCTCTTTGGATTTCAAATCATCCTCGGCATCCACATCACGCCAGCGGCTGACCAAGTGCTTGCGCCTTGTGTCGTTCAACATCAACACCCGTGGAAGGCTTTTGCATTCTTCGTGGTAAAGATTCAGCAATTCTTCTGCTGGACAACTTATGCGCTTTGGGTTGACAACCGATCTATCGGTTTCAACGAATAACTCTGTCTCTGTCTCTCTCTCTGTCTCTGTCTCTGTCTCTGGTGCATCATCTTGATATCGGCTTGATATCGGCTTGTTATCGTCTTGTTCCAGCCAATGAAAAAGCTTGGAAACGCAAACTTCCGTATCCTTTTCTGACATTCTTAGCCTAAATGCCAGTTGTTTGGTGGGGGGAATGCGTCCATCATCCTCGCTGGCAATTAACCAAAGCATGACCAGCACTTTTGCCGCTTTTGGGTCAAGTTCGTACCATTCAATATCGTCTAAAAGATCACGATACAGCTTGACCCAAGGCGGCTTTCTGTCCTTGAAATGCTGAAACTTCGACCAGTTTTTAATTCGCATAAAGCAAACTCCGCAAATCTCCCAGAAAAGAAACGGCGGCAGGAGGGGAGTTCTCTTTTCATCTGGCTCATGACTTCCAGACTAGCCGTGTTTCAAACAATCTTACATTGAAAACCACTCAGGACGCAACACCATCAATTGCCAAATCCTTGCTTGGGGGACAGATTTCCATTGGGAAACCGCAGATTGGTGGATGCCCAAAATTCTGGCAAGCTCAGTCTGTGAGCCAGCCAATGCAATAAATTTGTCCTTGTCCATCCGCACATTGTACATAAGACCGCTAATACCCCCACAGTTGACTTGGGATTATAAGGTGGCTTATGATTCGCCTATGCCCTAGCAAAACGCATAAGGGTCTTTTAGGAGTATCAAGATGATGAATTCAAACTGGATGGTGACCTTGGCAGTTTCTCAGCGCAAGGCTTTGATTGGGTTTGGCTACACAAACCAACAAGTTAACACCATGAGTCTTGCTGAAACAACCCAAGAATTAAAAACCCTTGGTTACGATTTCAAAGCAAACTCACCATTTAAAAACAAATAAACAAAATGGGGCGCAAGCCCCAGCCCACCATGTACACACAAGATTATGAGGAATGGCGATGGGGGCAAATCCTCACTCGCCAAACAGATTACAACCCCGACAACCAACCAGAGGATGAAGATGAAATACCCCAGAACGATGAATGAAGCATTCCCCCACACTGTGGAATACGGCGCAGCCATAGAAATCCACGTTGCCCAACATTCCACTGGCGACAAAGTTATCAGGGTTTTGGCCTTGGTTGCTTTGGTTGTGCTTTGCCTTGATATTTTTATTTGGAGACCATGACATGAACGCTGACGAACTTATCGACAACATCAAATTCATTGCTGACAAACAGTATGAAGGTGAACCCGCACGAAATCGCTTGGCCTATCACGTTGGCCTGTTGGAGTCTCATTTGCGTACACACATCAACCTTGTGGAAACCGCACAGGAATACATCAAAGAATTGGAAATGCGCTTGATTGCAAAGGAATCGGAATGAAGATGATTACCTACTCACTTTTGTGCTGGATGGCCTGGGTAACCGCTGGTTGCTCTAGCTTGCCAGGGTCAACACCCCAAGCGCCCAATCAGGATTTGATTGTTGACAAACAAGTCCAACCGATGGGAAGGAATGAGGTGATTGACGCTGTGCGCCAGTGCGAAACCTCTGGCCTACGGGCCATCCCTTTGTACGCCAAACGCAAGATCAACGGCTACACAGTCGAAACTGTGGTGGAAGTCACTTGCGGCCCCAAATACGCTTACTAAGGAAACATCATGAAAGTTTATAAAGCAATTAACGCTGTCCAGGCTGAATTGTCATCTGTTGGCATTACAAAAGACCGCAGGAATATGCAAGGCAGCGGTTATAACTTTAGGGGGATTGACGATGTTTACAACGCAATTGCGCCCCTATTGGCAAAGCACAGCCTTTGCATTCTGCCTCGTGTGCTTGCGCGAGAGTGTATTGAGCGCATCAGCAAGTCGGGTGGCGCATTATTTTATGTGACTGTTGAGGTTGAGTTTGATTTTGTCTCAGCAGATGACGGGTCAAAACACACCGTTAAAACATTTGGTGAGGCAATGGATAGTGGAGACAAAGCCACCAATAAAGCTATGTCAGCCGCGTACAAGTATGCAGCCTTTCAAGCCTTTAGCATCCCCACAGAATCAGACAATGATGCAGATGCCCATACTCATTCTGTTTCTGCATCTCGCCCTGCGCCACAGATTGACGCAGGAATGATGGCAGACCACATTGCCGCAATCGATGCCAGCGCCAACAAAGAAGAACTGCAAACCGCTTACAAAGCCGCCTATGACGCTTGCAAGGGCGACCAGACATGGATTGCCAAGGTCATCAAGGCCAAGGCAGAACGCATTGCTAAAGCAAAGGAAAAAGCATGACACAAGATGAAATCATTGAGATGGCACAAGAATGCAAATTGATTGGTATGCGTCCACATCTTGATGGCATTTATTCAGAGGCACTTGTAGCTTTTGCCAAACTGGTAGAAGAAAAAGTGAATAACGATGCCAGAGCATATTTGTTAAAGATGCACGATGACTGGTTGGGTGAAGGAACAAGGGGGCAAGCATGAGAAAGAAAAAAGAAATTGGTCTTGAGGAAATGACCCTCAAAGACTTTATCGCCATCTTTGCCATGCAAGCACTTTTGTCTGATTCTGATTGGCGCTCTGACATGGATTTCAATGACACTGCTTTTGCCGCTTTCACAATGGCAAATGAAATGATGGAGGTTCGCAATGGAAGTTGAACAACGCACAGAAGAATGGTTTGCCGCCCGTTTGGGCAAAGTTACCGCCAGCAGGGTGGCAGATGTAATCGCTAAAACAAAGACGGGTTATAGCGCCAGCCGCGACAACTACATGGCCCAACTTGTGGTTGAACGCCTGACCAACACTAAAGCGGAAAGCTACACCAATGCCGCCATGCAGTGGGGCATAGATCAAGAACCATTTGCCAGGGCAGCTTATGAGGCCGCACAGGGCGTTATGGTGGAAGAAGTGGGGTTTGTGCGTCATCCATCAATTGAGTGGGCTGGTGCGTCCCCTGATGGTCTTGTGGGGCACGATGGATGCGTTGAAATCAAATGCCCAAATACGTCCACCATGATTGAAACACTGCTATCCCAAAAAGTTCCTGGCAAATACATCACCCAGATGCAATTTCAGCTTGCTTGCACAAGGCGCAAATGGTGTGACTTTGTAATGTTTGACCCCAGAATGCCAGAGAAGGCGCAATTGTTTGTCAAACGGGTTGACCGTGATGACGCATATATTGCAGAGATTGAAGCAGAGATTGTTAAATTTCTTGCTGAAGTCCAATCCCAAGTTCAACAACTTAACGCAATCATTGAAAGCAAATAATGTCTAAAGTCAAAAAAGAAATTACCGCCATTGTGGGCCAGTACACCAATGCCCAAGGCCAGCAAAAGAACCGCTATCAGCGCATAGGGTCAATCATTGACACACGCAATGGCGAAATGCTCAAACTGGATGTAATCCCACTCAAAGAAAACGGTTGGGACGGGTGGGCTTATTTGAACGACCCCAAGCCCTACGAACCCAAGGGCTTGCCAGCAGATAACGATGACGATCTGCCGTTCTGACCATGTTTGATTTCATATTTCCGCGAGTGCGTAAATCTGACCCGCTGACCTCGTTTGTGGCAGCGGATTCAGCCAAGGAATTGGCTAAAAAACACGGGTCGCTGATTGTGTCTTGCCTTGTCCAGCACGGGCCATTGGGCAAAGATGGAATCGCCACCTACACGGGTCTGGATGGCAACCAAGTGGCTAGGCGTTTAAAAGAACTTGAAACGCTGGGCTGGATTGAGTTAACAGGCAAAACAGTCGCATCTAAATCAAAGCGCCAGGAAAGGGAATGGCGCACAACTTTAGTGAGGGTTTGACATGAACGATGAAGATGAAGCATTTGAGGAACTTAGTCGCAGACAAGGGGATTGGGGTATGCAGGGGTCACGCAAACACCAGATCATGCGGTACGCTGAAAATGTTGAAGCAAAGGAAACAATCATGAAAGCACGAACGGTTTTTATTGCCTTGATGACGGGCAAAGGATATGCAGAATCTGAACTTGAGTGGGACGGTGAGAAGTTCACAAATCAAAACATGAAAACTCGCTGGAATTACTTTTTGCTTGGATGGGAAATGAGGGGAGTCATGTGATTGGATTGTTGCTAATGCTGTGCCTGGGCGCTGCCGTTGTGGTGGCAGTCGCCTGGATATTTGTTCAAATACTGCTATGGATGGAGGAATAACGCCCGTTCATCCTGGCGGCGTTTAACCAGCCCTGGCAAGACTTTTCCACCGCCCTTGGTGTACTTTAAGAATTCATCCGCAGCACCCGCCTTGTCGCCTCTAAGCACCTTCTGGCGTAGCGTTGAACGCTGGGTCGTTCCCAAGCCGCAGTTAAAAGAAAAAGAAACAAGACTGTCAAACATCCCTTGGCTGAGATCGACAGGAAATAAAGTGTGTACTCCACGTTCAAACCTTGTAAGATCGTTTCTGAGAATGCCGTTTACTTCTTCTGCTGAAAACGTGCGGCTATCTTCTGGGCGTAGCGGATAACCATCTCTTTGATCAACAGGCATCTTGCCTTGATCTGGGTATAAAACATGACCGACTCCTATTGTCCAAAGTTTTGCTGGGCAACGGTAAGGCTTAAACCTCACCCCTTCATGGTGCTTGACCATCTCCACAGCTTCAAGGCTGATGTTCATTTTTTGAACGCTTGACCGCCAAACCAAAACGACACAATGCAAGCCCAAATGATTTGCGTTTCATCATCCCACAAATGGTTTAGCGCCACATCAAATGCTACGTCTGTGTGCCAAGCATAGTAAAAACCAAAGATTTCGACAAACATAAACATCACAAACATACCGTAAGTAATGACGCTACGGGTTGCCGCCCTCATGTTGATCACCCAGGTTGATGCACCTTGGCCTAGCGCCACATCATGGGCATACAGGGCTTGGCGTTCTTGCATGGCGGTCTGGGCATTGGTGACCTCGGCGTTAATCTGTATCTGCTCAGTCTGGATGTGCTCAATGCGTTCCTGTGCTTCTAGGCCAGCTTTTTTAAGGGTCAGTTCCCGTTCAGTCTGCATTGCCGCCAACGCCAGTTCATGCTTCTTGTCGGCACGGTCTTGGATGAATTCAAGGATTTTGGGCAGACCGCCCATCAAAAAACTGACTAAGGATGAAAACAGGGTTAGCATTTTTTAACCTTTTAAATCAAAACTTAGATTTGCATGGCGGGGGTACTGCACAACACGCTCACCCTCGGGGCATTTGTATTTGATGGTTGCCAACAAAGTTGCCTTGCCTTCAGCAATTTTTTCTTTTCTCACCATTGTGAGTTGATAGGTAAAGGTGTCAATCTCTGGCCCTGCTGGGCCGCTGAATCGGCTTGCCGTGGTGGTAGCCTCATGCACCATACCCGCCGCATCCCGAATGCTTGGCGTAAAACTTTCAACAGAACAATCATCCCGTTTTTTTATTCGTGCAACAGTAACGTTAATGGGTTGCCCAGCCTCTGCCACAATTTTAAAATGCTCTGGTGACCATTCAAGAATGGCCCGATCAAACCAGCCAAACTTGTCGGCTAACGTGTAACTGCCACCCAGTGCGGCAACGCTTGCGGCAACAGCGCCAATGGCTTTGGTTAAGTCAATCATGCTTTTCCCAGATTAATTTGATTTGCCAATCCAATGGGACACATAGCCCATTGCACTAGATATAGCAGACACTAGCGCCATGCCAGCCCAGAACCCGCCTCGACCCTGATTGGCAAGGGCCACCAGTTGTTCTAGCTGGGCCTCCATCTTGGTCATCTTCTTGTCCATGTCATCAAATCGGCGCTCGTAGTCCTCGACCTTTTGCCAAAGTACGCCATATTTAACTAGGTCAATGTCTGCCATCACTTGTTCAAATCTTCAAGTTTGTTTTTGCCCGTTTGCTTGGTTGTGCCAGCGCCCAGTTCCAAGGCTTTTTTGGTTTCAGCTTCTGCGGCTCGTCTGGCCCTCATTTCCATCACAGTTGTTCCCAACTGCAACCCAGGCAAAACATAATTTAAACCGCCCTCTGCCGTTGCACCAACAGCTTGTTTTGCTCGTTCAGCCATAGCACCAACCAAGGTGTTGGAATTATTTACAAACGCACCACGGGGCTGGAATTGCGTGTATCGGGCCACATTGCCCAAAGTTTTTAACTGCCCCGCTGCCTCTGGCGTGTAGATTTCTTGCAAGTTATTGACATCATCCAGTTTCTTCAAAGCCCTGTTGTAAGAGTCCTGTCTGAAATTACCTGTTTCATCAACAACGCCAGCTTTATCTTTTAGCCAGTTGGTTGTGCCAGCCGCCATGTGCTGGTGGGCCTCAGAATTGCGCCCAAGGTGATCAACCATTGTGCGAATGTTCTTGTTAACGCCATTGATCACAAACTTGTCAATATACTTATCAGCCGCCACCGTGTCGTTAACCGCCGCTTTGTAAGCAGGGTCTTTTTTCAGCATATCAAAACGCTGTTTAGCAAGTGATCTGGCTTGGTCTGCTATGGGCTTCAAAGCGCCAGCAGCGCCTTTTTCCAAAGGCAAATCTTCCAGCGTTTGACGCACAAGGCTTAATGCCATTTCTGCATTGCCATCTCCTGCACGTTCAGCCTTGCGAATTTCAGCAGCAATGTTTGTCCTCATGGCCTCAAACTGTTCAAAGGTCATGGGTTCGCCAGCTTTAAACCTGTCCAATTGCGATTTGATAGACGGTGGCAAAAACTCTGTTTTAAGTTTTTTGCCCAAAAGCGCCTCGGCATTGTTTGCAAGGGCAACTCCATCCACAGGAAATTTGCCGCCGTTTTCGTCTTCTAATTTTTTGTATGCTTCCCGAATTTTTACATTACGGGTTTCATCCATAACTTTGTATGCGTCAATAATGGCCTGACTGTTCTCAATGGTTTTAGTGCCGTACACATCAGGGGCGGCACGTTGGCGAATTTCATTGATGTTTTCAATCAATTGCCCATTTTGCTCATTGAAACGCCGCGCTAAATCTGGGTCTTTACCCCTGCGGTTTTGTTCATTAGAAATCTTGATAATGTCGCCCGTTGATTGACCTTCTGTCAAACGCACTTGAATGGGCAAAGAATCGGCCTCAATATGCCGAATAAATGATGTGTCTAGATTTTTTCCTGCCAACGCCGCCCGTAGTTCTGGGCTTGCCACAGACAATGCCTGTGCAATGGTTGCGCTGTCAGGCACAGCCGCCGCCCCCACACTTTTCAATGGTTGCGCCCCAGTAACCGCCGCCGCTGTTGCCCCTGCCGCTGGCGCTAGTGGTGATGTGGGTTTAATCTGCCCTTTGCTGGCCTCAAATTGGGCCTGTGCCGCTTGGATTTGCTCGGGTGTCATTAACTCACCCTTGGCGGTTTTTTCTGCCAACGCTGCCCGTACTGATGGGGGCAAGTTGGGGTCAGACATTGCCGCTTTTTGCCGTTCCAAAGGTGAAACAGTTTCAATCGTTCCCGCTGGCTTTGCCGTTGGTGGGCCTCTACGCAAACCCAATAACATGGGTGCGGTTTCCACAGCGCCAGTAACAACGCCGCCAGCAGTTGGCGAACCCGTCATGGATTGGGCTATGTCACCAGCAAATTTGGCAACAGGTTGGACAACATATTCCACAGGCAAATTTAAAATTTCAAGCACTTTTTTGGATATAGGCGAACTAGGCTCATACCCATAT